AATAATATTATATGCCAATGTGATCGTCCTTTTGCACTTCCGTATTCTCCAGTGACTATGTAACGAACTTTATAATTTTTACGTAATCTTTTTAAAAAATCTTGTACGTCTTTATAAACTAACGTTACTGCATGAACTTTTTCGTGATCTTTTAAATTATCATCTCCATAAGTTAATGTTACCGCAAATGTCTTATTTGACATTTTCGCTTCTGCAATACATCGACCAACGTAATCTGATACTTTCCTTTTTCTGCACTGCCAACACATTCGGCATGCAACCTCTTGGTTGTTGTCCAATCTACATGGGCTTATACACATACGTTTGTCTTCTTATTGTTTTCCTTTGCTCCAATTTTTTCTCTAAAATCGAAAAAAGTGTCACAAAAGGTATATCTTAACAAGGGTAGGGAGATAACGCCGGCAAACGGAACTCCAATATATGGAGTTTCCGTTCCGTTTGCCTGATGTAAGTTATTCAACTTACTTTTTAAAATGGTTCTTTTACTTTGGTTTGCCAATTGTCTATTTCCCAATGAGCGGGATCATAAAAATCCCATTCGCCGCCCCAGTCGAGCTTTATATTGCGTTTACGCGCAATTTCTTTGCCGATTGCACCAATGCAATCCCATTCTTTTTTGCTTAAATTCCATGCTCTTGTTGCATGAATTATATCCACCGCCATTCCATATTGATGTGCGCCAAATCCGGCAGATGCTTTGCTTCTGCCTTTATCGTATAACTCTTGTTGCCGTTCTGCAGTACGTACAAATTCAAACGCTCGGATTGGTATATTGCGTCGCTTCATTGCTTTGGAAAATGCTTTCCAAAACTCGACTATGTCAGGGTGTACCCCCCTATAATCGTTTTCTGTCTGCTGAATTTTAACCCAAAGTGTTTTCGTTGCGTTTGGCTCTGCTAACGATCGTGCCGCTTCTACGTGCGTTCTGTGCACCAGCTCATCGCGGTGCCAGAACTGGATACGGTCAATAAACCGTATCCAGCGTAGAAGCTTACTCGGGGGTTTCTCCTGCATCTTCTGCTTGTGCCTCTTCTGCCTCTATAATTGCCTCATCAGCTTGTACTGCTTTTATTTTTGCAACTTCAGCTCTTAATACGGCTCTTTCGGCCTCTAACTGTGCGTTGCGTTGCGTTTCATTGTGTTTCATAAATGCCATCATACGATCAAACTCAGTTGAGTTATTTACGCGTGGCTCTATCGATGTAAAACTTGGGTTATCAGTACTTTCTACTGCTTGATCCAAGTCTGGTATATTTACAAATACGTCAGCTGATTTCTCAGCTTTTATTTGCACATATGTTGTTGCAGGTGCTGTGTATTGAATTTCGGTTTTTCCGTTTGATGTTCCCACCAATACGGCGTCAGACATTTTTTGATTATCTGCTACCCAAATTTCAATGTTTGAATTTGCTGTAATTTCAAACTTTACGTGTCTTGGTTTGCTTGATGCAAACTCAATCACTTGTCCTGGTTTCGTGGCTGTCCATTTGTTAACGTTGCCGTGTTTTATTCTATTCATTTTATATTTTTCCTTTTTAAAATGAGCAGGGGAGGGGAGGACTCCCCTGCTTTTTATCACTTCTCGATACGTGAGGAATCAACTTGAGAAGTAATTGTGTCATAATCGCTTGTTGCGTCAGTTTCTTGTAGTCCTGCACCAAATACGGTGTTTCCTACAATTTGCATGTCAGATAGACATGTAATTTCAAAACTGTCGCTTACTTGGTCAGCAAAAACTTTTTTGTGCAAACCTGAACATAAATAAAAATCTTCATTTAGTGTTGGATTTGTGCTTTCTGCTGTCCATATTTTAGCGCGATCTTCGTCAAATGCGTCATTTGCAGGGCGGTAATATTTACCACCTACGTTTACGGCATCTCTTTGCCACTCATGATTAAGTGGTGCGTAACCAAATGTTCCATCTGGTGTTGCATGATTAACATCAGCGTGATCGTTTTTTACAACTGCCACTTTTTCTGGATCTAACACATCAGAAAGATAATTGGGTAACGTATCTGGGTCTGTTGTATATAAAAAATAATCTTTCTTACGTTCCCAAAGTTGTTCTGGCACAATTTCTGCACAAATCATTATAACACCGCCTGTATTCATTGCGGGTGTTCTAAATGACATATCTATTGTTGCCATACCGTTTGTTGCTGACTTATCCAAGTTTGCGCCATCTGTTGCATAACGTTGGTTAAATCCTATCATTGCACGTTGACGACCCAATAATATTGGTTGCTTTAATGCTTCTTCCGGTACTCTAATTCCAGACATAAGCAAATCAATCACGTGTTCGTCGTCTATTCCATCGTACTTTGCTCTTAACTTAGCAAATGCCGCTGTTTTACGTGCTTGCTCAATGTCAGCTAATGACATTGTTGCGTTTCCGCCTGTTGTTAACTCTGCATACATTTCGTCAAACAGGAACATATCGCCTTCGTCAATAATTTCTGTTCCTGTCATTGCAGGTGACCATGCCGCACCTGTTAATGCGTGTCCGCTATCACCATCAGCTGTTCGTGACAAATTATAATTTGTTGCACGTGGCGCTTTAATTGGTGCTTGGAATGTTAATCCTGCAAGTGATACTTGTCCGTCAATTAAATTCTGGTCATAATCAGGTACTATATTTTGCATACCATTATTAATCCAAAACGCATCTGCTAAAGTATGGTCAAATGCGTTTCTTAATGGTAACGATTTAGACCTTGCTTTGCGTCTATGATTAACAATTGAATTATATGCCTCAACAACTGTAGTATTAAGATTTGTTGCCTGTGTATGTATGCCTAATGTTTGATAGAAATTATTAGCATCACCCGCTCCATATGAAGCACTAGTATCCAATATAGAAGGGTTTGATGAAGTAATTATAGTATCATTACTATCATGTTTATATTTATTTTTTTCAAAATATGGTACTACGCTTCCTGCTGCGCCATTTTCTTTTTTATATGATCGGTTTAATTCGTCCATTGATCCGTTAAAACGGTCAAATGCAAGCATTGGTACGAAATGTGCGTAAAGCGTAACGCCCACACCGTTCATTAACATTTGTGTTGTTTCCATCATTTCAACGTTAACTCGAACTTTACCGCTTCGTACTCCGTCCTCACGATGCAACCATTCATATTTCAATGGCAGTATTTTACCTGCATCACCCGATGTTAAAACTCGGCCTTTTGCACTACGTACACTTTTTTGTACTGCAATAGGTGAGTTTGGTATCATTTCAGTCATTCTCATTTGCGTTTTCTCCTTGCAATGATTTTGGTTATAATTTTTCGTATTTTTTTACACTTGGCGCACATTAATTGCGCCTTTTGTACCAATTTGGAATTGTGTCTGGTGACAAAGCTTCCTCAATTGGTATTCCTAATTTTTTATTTTGATTTCTCGTAAAAAAATCACCTACTTTTGATAATGCACCGTGTATATTTTTAACTATATTCACTCTGCTATTATCTATAGTTCCATCAGCTTTTAATTTTTCAATTCGTATAGCTGAGTTTTGTCCAGAATTTTTTAATTTACTGCGTAAATTTTCTACATTCCAATTAGGAAATAATTTATGAAACTTGTAATATTTATCAACGGCGTATGCACCGGCCATTTCTGATATATCAGTACTTTCTCCATATATTGTAACTACTTGTCCATCTTCACGTACCCATTGTGACTTTAATCCTTTAACGTCACTTGATACGTGTTTGCCATTAATATTTGATACGTCAAATCTTAACGGACTTTGTATTACTGGTGTTTCATTTATTTTAAATTTTGGTATTTTAACTCCGCCATTAAAATAATTATCTGTATCTATTTCAATTTTTGGTTTTTCTACTAATGGTAAATCATTATATTTACGTTGTTTTATTCTATCAAATGTATTGTAAAATGCGTCTGAAGACAGACGTCCCATTGGGATTTCATTTTTATAAAACCCTTGTCCACCTGTTGCTCGCAATACTGTTAACGGATTAAATCCGTTTGCGACTGCGTCGCTTCGTAATTTACCAAGATCTGTTCCAGAATCTTTCTTTTTTTTTCGTAATCCTTCAATTCCATCAGGATCACCCATAAATGTGACTTTTAACCAGTCTTCTAACTGGCGACCCATTTTATATGATGGATCCATAATTTTTTCTTGAAATTCTGTTCCTATACCCAATTTATATTACTCCCGTATTCAACAGCACATCGGAAAATAATGCTAATCCCATTACTAATCCGGCTACTGTTGCTATTATGATGTCTTTTAATTTCATTTGATCCACCTCCGTGTTATAAGGTCGATCGATACTCCGGCTAATGCCGTAAATCCCAAAACGATACTTTCTGTTGTACCAACTGCAATTCCAGCACCGGCAAGCGATGAACCCAGAATTGTACCACATCTAGTGATTATAGGTTTTAGGATTTGTTTAATTAGTAGTAATTGCAATTTTTACTCCTTCTTTTTTAGAAGGGGCAAAAGTCCAAATAGCCGATAATATATATTATGATCAATTTGAGACTCTTGTGTTACCCCATACGTATAAATAGACTTATAAAATTTAATTTGTAAAGTCTTTTTTTTGTTTTTGTGTCTTTTTTTGACATTATTTGCACCAAGGCACAAATTTTTTAGACCCTGACCCCCCAGTAGGGGTGTTATTTTTTGGTCTGTCCTTACACCTTATCCGCAGATCTCTGACCAACCATGTTTGTTTTGGGGATTTTTTTCGCTTCGCTAGTTCCCGTTCGGGAGGTGGTGCGGCTGTTCGCTCCCGTCTTTCAACGGGTGGACTATATATTTCTATTCCTCGTCCAATTCCGCGTACAGTACTTCGGCGTGTGTTCGCCGGCGTTTGATTTGTTGTCCTTGTTTTATTGTTCTTATTACTTCTAGTCTTTCTTCGTGCCATTCATCCGTCTCCGTATAAATTTGAATTCCTGTTTTATTTTTGTTTTCCCAATATATTATTGGAATACCGTCGTATTCTGCTTCCACCATAATATCGTCTTTAAATATTCCATCACCTTGGATATCGTCCCAAGGTTCTACATATTGTACTGGTTTATAATGTAAACGATCGTACATTTCTTCGTCTGTGTACTCTATGTCCGTTATATCATCGTAATAGTCGTTTACTATTTCTGATAACGGTTCGTGGTCGTATTTTGCTTCCCACTCATTGATAAAAGTTTCCATAAAATTTTCTCTTGTTTTGCCTTGCATCATAAATCCTTTTTCTCGGTTTTTATAATCCCTGACGTCTCCAAACTTATAAAAATATGTTTGTGGGACGAGGGCTTGTTCAACGTGTTGCTTCGCTAACTGTTGAAAAAACTCGTGTCCTAATGGTGGTTTTTTGCTCATAGCCAAATGGCTATCGCTTTGCCTTGATGTTTGATCTTTCAAAACATATTTCAAGACATATTCAAAACCCTTCCAATCTGGCTCTTGAAAATATGCAAACCCATGTTTCCAATATTTCCAATCTACCCTTTTGTTTGACGTCACTTCTGGCCAATTATCCTGAAAGAATAATATTATATGCCAATGTGATCGTCCTTTTGCACTTCCGTATTCTCCAGTGACTATGTAACGAACTTTATAATTTTTACGTAATCTTTTTAAAAAATCTTGTACGTCTTTATAAACTAACGTTA